GTAGAGCCACCAAAGCGGATAAACAACCTATGAGGGGGGAAAGTCCAACATTAGGAAAAATACTTCTTTCCCCTCCCAACAATTGCCACTATACAGAAATGAATAATTATTTCACGTCGTTTATTTCTATGCGCCTATTAATTTAACTTATCGTCCCCTCTTCGCGTATATTAAGGAATAGCACATAACGTGCCAACCTTACAAAACAGGCTATTTCAGGGGTATATTAGCATTTCCTGAATTGCCACCAAACAAGCCGCTGACGGGCATATCTCCCGAAAGAGGTGCCATGCCCTACAAAAGTAATTTGACGCAACAGGCGAGCTTGTAGGTGGGTAGGATTGGACGCAATATAGCCATTTTACTCCTTATATATAGCTTCTCACAGCGGCCTGTTTAGTACCCAATAGAGCTTATGAAGGCATAAGAATCACTTATGATGCAATGTCGTGGTGTATGTAGGACTATTCCTACAGTAATCAAAGGATTAACTCTATTAATATCCCTATTAGTGGAGCTTGGGAGAGGCTGGAAGGCTATCTTTTATGGGCATATTAACCTAGTTTATGGCGTTAACCAAGGAGATACTATGTGGGTATTAACTGAATGTATCACTAATATTCTAATACTATAATATACTTATCTTCTAACATACTAATATTATAATATAAGAGTGTTACCTTGTGGTAATATACTAATATTCGGGAGGGGGTATAGGAGCCACTGGGGGTGGGTATAGGTATATATGTCCTCCTGAGCTAAAATCTCTACTTTTCAGTGTAAACCTTGCTAAAATTTATTTTTTAGGTAAAATAGTGTCTACTGTGAATTTATTTACTCACCCTAGGATGGCTTCCTGTGGCCATTTTCAAATTAATTTCAATTTATTTGCATTTATTTGCTAAAAAGCCTTGACTTTTGTATTTTTTTGTGCTATACTACTTCCTTATTCAGTAACATACATAGGAATACTACTAAGAAAGCACATCTGCTTAGTAGAAGAGATGTTAAATAACAAACAAAGAGAGATTTATACCAACATAGGTCTCCACTAAGATTACTCTAGAGGAAATTGAGATGCCCACTAAGCAAACAGCTAAGAAGAAAGGAACAACAAAAGCTACAGGGCGTAACTATAAGAGTGAATATAAGAATTACCACTCTAAGCCGAAAGCTAAGAAGCAAAGAGCTGCTAACAATCAAGCTAATAGGACTTCTGGTACATATGGGAATGGAGATGGTAAAGACATTGCTCATAAAGATAACAATACAAAGAATCAAAAGAAAAGTAATTTAAAGAAACAGTCTCCTAGTAAGAATCGTAGTATTAAACGTACATCAACAGCTAAGAGAAAGAAAAAATAGAATAACCTCTCACATTAGACAATTAGAGTCGAGTTGTTACGTTATTCCTCTCTGTGTGTAGCTCAGTCTGGTAGAGTAGTGTCTTTGGAAGACAGCGGTCATAGGTTCAAATCCTGTCATGCAGACCAATTAAGAAGGATTATATGTTAAGTAAAGCAAATCTAGCCAATGCCACCAAAGGGAGGCAGCTAACAGATAAACAAGAAAGCCTCCTAAGATTGTATTGGGAGAGTGGATGCTTAGGTAATCCTCAACACCTAGCTAGAGATGCTGGGTACACAAGTTACAATGGTGCCTATCTAGCTATTAAGTCTTTGAAAGATGAGATGTTAGAACTAGCTGAAATCTTCCTAGTTCAGAATGCTCCAAAGGCTGCAGGCACTCTGGTAGAAGCAATGAATGCTGATGAACCTATTCCTGGTATTAAAGATAGGTTGGATGCTGCTAAGTCTCTTCTAGATAGAGTTGGTCTTGGTAAGAGAGATAGGTCAACAGTAGATGTAAATGTCTCTGGTGGTGTATTCCTTATTCCTACTAAAGACCAAGCTAGGCCAATTGATGCTGAGTTTATTAAGGTGGATGATGACGAATACTAATGTCCCTTCTTGGTCAGATAGAGAAAAGAAAGCTAGGCAGGAAGCACTAGATAAATGGGCAGCAGAAGTTATTGCTGAGATTCGTAGGAAAGCAAAGGAAGAATAAATATGAGTCATGTAGCATTTGGATATGACAGTCATGGTGAAGAAGTTGAAGAAGAGCTTGATGCATTATTTCAAGCAATTGAATATGTTCTTGATGAAAGCATGTCTCTTAGAGAGGCGGCTGATTATGTTTCATTTAAAACGAAACGTTCCATCTCGCACGCGGGGTTCAAGAAAAGAATGACTAAAGAACTAGAGAAGGCTAATGGCAGAGAAGAGCAAGCAACAGATAGCACGGGAAGAACGCTTAGCCAAGAGCCTAGCTGAAAGTAAGAGAGTAGCTGAAGGCAAGAAGAAACGTAGAGCTGAGAAGCAAGCTAGAGACAAGCTCAAGTACGATAAGAAATATAGAAAAGCTGAGTATAAGATAGAAAGAAAAGAAACACTAGCTCAGAAGAAAGAACAAAAGAAAGTGGAGACTAAAGCCTCTGCTGGTGTGAAGAGTAAGCTTGGTACAGTGATGTCCACAGAAGAAGTGGAAGAGCTAGCACCTAAGACACAAGAGTATATAGAAGAGAATGTCATCTTTAAAGCCAATCCCGGCCCACAGACAGACTTCCTAGCTGCTCCTGAGAGAGATGTCCTTTATGGTGGTCAGGCTGGTGGTGGTAAGAGCTACAGTTTGATTATTGACCCTCTACGCTATGCACACAGACCTAAACACAGAGCACTCATTATGCGTAAGACTCTGAATGAATTAGGTGAATTAATTGATAACACTAGGGAACTCTACCCTAGAGCATTTCCTGGTGCTAAATACCAAGAAGCAAAGAAGACTTGGATTTTCCCATCTGGTGCTAAAATCATATTCGGGTACTTGGAGAAGGATAGCGATGTCTATCAGTATCAAGGAAGAGCCTTCTCGTGGATTGGTTTCGATGAAATCACTCACTTACCCACGGAATTCGCGTGGAACTATCTAGCCTCTCGGTTGAGAACAACAGACCCAGAGATAGAATGTTATATGCGGGCTACAACCAATCCCGGTGGTGTCGGTCATGCGTGGGTTAAGAAGAGGTATATTGACCCTGTAGAACCTAATACAGCTTTTCCTTATGCTAAGAACAAGCAAACAGGGGAAAGTCTATTAAGGAAGTTTATTCCTGCTAGACTAGTGGATAATCCATATCTGTTTGAAGATGGTGATTACCAAACCATGCTAGAGACTCTCCCTGAAGTGGAAAGAAGAAGACTGCTTGAAGGTGATTGGAATATTAATGAAGGTGTAGCCTTTCCTGAATTCATCAGGGAGATGCACTCAATTGAACCATTCGACATCCCTGCTAGTTGGTTCAGATTTAAAGGAGCTGACTATGGATACACTTCTCCAAGCGCTGTTCTTTGGTTTGCTGTTGACCCCGATGATAATACTATTGTGTGCTATCGGGAACTGTATGCAAAAGGTCTCACTGGTGAAGCACTGGCTGAGCAAATTGCTACAATGGAGATGAGTGAGATAAGCAATGTTCCGGGTGTCTTAGATACGGCTGCTTGGAACAGGACGGGCTACACTGGCCCGACCATTGGACAGATATTAAACAGTCCTCAATATAATTGCTCATTCCGTCCTTCAGATAAAAATCGGATAGCCGGTAAAATACAAATACACGAACGACTGAAGCTTGCACAGAATGGTCGTCCTAAGATTCAGTTCTTTAAAACATGTAAGAACATAATTAGAGAGATGGAGAGTCTTCCTCTTTCACAAACTAACAGTGAAGATGTGGATACACATCAATCAGACCACGCATACGATGCACTACGCTATGCTCTAATGTCACGACCACGAATGCAAACTCCGGGTGAGTTGCTTGGGTTAATTAGACAAGAGAAGACATGGGAAGCATCAGACGATATATTCGGCTACTAACTTATAGGTATATACTTTGGATTACGACATTAATCAAAACCCAACACCATTTAGGAATGCCGATGAGCCTTTCGCGGAACCTCCTATGCCAGAAGGCGAGGAGATTGTGCCTGTAAAGGTTAAGAGTGAACTAGTTGGGGATATTGAAGGTAAATATCATCAAGCTAAAACTGCTCGTGACCAACATGAGAATAGATGGCTTACTGGATACCAGAACTTTCGTGGTGTCTATGGTAAGAATGTACAGTTTAGAGATACTGAGAAGAGCCGTGTCTTTGTTAAGATTACTAAGGCTAAGGTAACTGCAGCCTATGGTCAAATTGTTGATGTTCTATTTGGCGCTGGTAAGTTCCCAATTTCAATTAAGAGCACAGAAGTACCAGAAGGTATTGCT